CGAGTACATATTAGTTTTGAAATCACTGAGGCGGTAGACCCCTCTGACAATGCAGTTGATATGGATGATGGGCGACCATTTGCCGTATCTAAAACATATACCGCCTCTCTTTTTGAAAATGCGGCACTGCGTATTGACCTACAAGCATGGCGAGGCAAAAGTTTTACCGAAGAAGAATTAAACGGTTTTGACATTGGTAAGCTGTTGGGTTGCACAGCGAGGATTGAAGTTGGACACACAGAACCTAGCGACAAGGGTGCTGGTGGTAATCCAAAAATACTATCATTGCAAAGACCTGATGGTGGCATAGAACAAGATAAGCAAACTAAAAACGATAAGCAGAAGTTCGATTTGTCAGTTTATTGTGATGAGTTTAACGGTAACTCTAGTCCTGAAACGAAAGCTATGTGTGATGTTTTCGAAAGTCTACCGACATGGCATCAGGAAGAAATACAAAAAAGTTTTGAATATGAGGCGGCTGTTGAGCAAGGTGCAGATAAACCTGTAGCACAAAGCAATGGTGGTCTTGCTGATTTAGCGAAGGATGACGAGAAACATCCTGATATACCTTTCTAATTAGGTGGTGGAGCAACTTCGTGGTTCTCTTGTACAACTACCCCATAAGGAGTTGCTCTTAGCCTATGAAATATGATGATGTCAACCAACCCAAACATTACATGGGTGAGGGCGATGATGAACACAAGATTGAGTGTATCGATGCCATGGTTGCTGTCTACGGTAAACAAAGAGTCAAAGAGTGGGCCGAAATCAATGCTTTTAAGTATCAGTGGCGACAAGGTAAAAAAGGTGACCAAGCCGAACACCTGAAAGATAAACAAAAAATTATTTGGTACACAAGATACTCTATGGGTGATGACCCGAGGAAAGATTATGAATGATAAAATAAAATATAATATAAGGAGAACATGACAAACCCATACAACATAGAGCCACCAGCATTAATTAGTTTTTCAGGTGGCAGAACTTCGGGCTTTATGTTGAAAAAGATTATTGATTCTTACAATGGCACTTTGCCTGAAAATTTATATGTTGTGTTTGCTAATACTGGAAAAGAAATGCCACAAACTTTAGATTTTGTTAAGGATTGTGCAGAGAAATGGGATTGTAAGATACATTGGTTAGAACTTGAAATAGCAAATGAAAGACCTGTTTATAGAACTAAAAAAGTTAATTATGAAACAGCAAGTAGAAAAGGAGAACCATTTGAGGCACTAATTAAGAGAAGAAAAATGTTGCCAAACCCTGTAATGAGAATGTGCACTCAAGAACTAAAAATGAATGTAATGAAAAGATTTATGAAAGAAAAAGGTCATAAAGAATGGACAAATGTTATTGGTTTAAGATATGACGAACCAAGAAGGGTAGCAAAGCAAAGTAGACAAAATGATTCAAATGTAAATGCTTGGGATTCTGTTTGTCCTTTATATCAAGACAAAATAACAGTTAAGGAGATTTTAGAATTTTGGCAGAAAAATAATTTTGACCTTAAATTAACGAGTGAGAATGGTCAAACTACTGCTGGTAATTGCGATTTGTGCTACTTAAAAGGCACAAAGACTTTGACCAAGATTATAAAAGAAAAGCCTGACTTAGCAGATTGGTGGATAGCACAAGAAAAAAAAATAGATGCTACATTTAGAAAAAATGGTAGTTATATAGATTTATTAGATTTAACAAAATTAGAAGATAGACAACTAGAATTATTTGATGATGATTCTAGGAGTTGCTTTTGTCACGACTAAAGAGAGAGATTATGAATAAAGAAACAAAGTACGACATTTACTCACTACCTAGTGTTTTGATGTTACAACACGAAATGAATACAGAAATGGTCAAAGACCTAAACGACTATCTTGATGACTTGCAAAAAAGCAAAGACAAAAAATCAGCCAGCGATGATTTAGTTGGTCAAATAAATAAAGGTGAGCAACTCAACATCGACCCTGAACATGACAAGGTTAAGCCTTTCCGTAACTTGGCCGTTAATCTAGGTATCAAATATATCCAACATTTTGTCCAACATACAGGCACCAATGTCAGACCTAAAAAATTAGGTTTAGACAAATTATGGTCTGTGCACAGTTACGAGGGTGACTACAACCCAATACACGACCACCTAACATTGACTAACATGGGCATATCTTTTACTTGTTGGACTAAAGTACCTGAACAAATAACAAAACCAAAAGATACTGGGTCTTACGACCTTTACAATAACTCAGGTGCCATAGACGGTTTCATCAACTTTACTTATGGTCTTAACCAAACAGGCGACCCTGAGAAACTTAGACCATCTCAATCGAGATATATCAAACCCGAGGTGGGTAAGTTTCTGATGTTTCCATCTTGGATGCAACATTGTGTCTATCCGTTCTTTGGTGAGGGTGAACGCAGAACTGTGGCTGGTAACTTAAACTGTTTCGATTTATCCAAAGAAGATATAGATAAACTCAAGGAGAACAAATGAAGTTTGAAGTTGGCATCTACGATAACATCCCTTACGAAGATTATGCGGCCATACCAGCTTACAGGTCACACGACCTAACAGCTGTCATAAAATGTCCGTACACATGGAAGTTTAAAAAACAAGTTGAGCAAACACCTGCGATGTTGGAGGGCAGAGTACAACATACTTTGTTTTTAGAAGAACACAACTTCGACAAAGAATTTGTTGTGCAACCACAAATAGATAGAAGGACCAAAGCTGGCAAAGAAGATTACGAAACATTCCTAAACACAGTAGGTGAACGCACAGTGATAAATCAAGATTTATACGATACATGTTTAGAAAGAAAAGGTGTTGTCCAAGAGTTTGTACCCAAACCAACAGACATGGTAGAGCTTACAATTTGTTTTATGTGGCACGACCAACCATTCAAAGCACGACTTGATTGGTACGATAATGAATATGTATGGGATTTGAAAACCTGTGTCGATGCCTCACCTCGTGGCTTTATTCGTGCTGTTAACAACTTCAACTATCACATGCAAGCATCTTTATATATTGATGCCTGTCAAGCGGTAAATCTCAAATGTGAAGGTTTTAAATTCTTAGCACAAGAGAAAAAAGACCCGTACCCTTATGCGGTTTACACACTATCTGATGAATCCATCAAATATGCTCAAGCAAGAAACGAGCAAGCACTGGAAAAGATTTTAAAATGTGAGGCTGAAAAAGAATACAGGCCTTTCGGCCTGTATGGTGAACAAGTCATAGAATCTACTGACCTGTATTAGCTTGTTAGTTTTCTTTAAAACTTTTTAAATATCTTTTAGGCAAACCCATGTTTAAAAGTTCTTGGTCACTTGCAGTACCAGAAACACCTAACAAATCTGCAATTTTATCAAAAGTTTTTTGTCCACTACTTGTTAATCTGTCGTAGTCGAAATACAAGTCACTTATGTATTTTATTAATTTTTTTTCGTTTTTCATTCTTCCTCCTTATTAAATAAACCCTTGTTCTACTCCTGCATCTAATATTGCCTCGTCCATAACTGGCTCAGTAATATCATAACAACTATTAAAATCATTTTTTTTAGCAAGACTCATTGCTCTTGGAAAGTAAAGAGCTACTCTTGTTCTTTCGTTATTAGCACCACCATTGTTATATAAATCGTGGTAAGCATTAACAAGTTTTCTGAATTTTTCTAGCTTATAATTAACTTTTGGATTTTTTACCTCACCCGAATAAGGTATCAACTTTTGTAATTTATCAGCCAACTTTTGATACTTACCGTTATTATTCCAGTAAGTATTTTCATTATATTCTCTTTTCATCCTATACTTCCTCCATTAATAAAGTTTACAATTAAAACAAAACAGAGAGCGAACACACCGAAATAACATAAGGCCAATTCAGCTCTCTCATCCAACCATCTTCCCGCTTTCCAAACTAAATATCTCATCTACTATTATTATACAAAATTTGGAGTAATGTGCAAGTTTTTATACATTACAGCATTTTATTATATCTGTGTTAATTTTCATAT